CCTATGGCCTGATCATGGCTGACCCGCCGTGGCAGTTCGAAAACTGGTCGCGTAAGGGCGAACACAAGAACGCGGCGGCAAAATACGACTGCATGCCGTTGGATGACATCAAGGCGATGCCGGTCGGAGAACTGGCAGCTGGTGATTGCGTCCTGTGGCTCTGGGCTACCAACCCGCTGCTTCGGGAGGCGTTTGACGTAATCGACGCATGGGGCTTCCGGTATGTCACAGCCGGCACATGGGTGAAGACCACCAAGACCGGAAAGCTGGCCTTCGGTACGGGGTACCGTCTGCGTAGCGCCAATGAACCGTTCCTGATCGCCACCAACGGAAACCCTGAAACCGCCAAGAACGTGCGTTCCGTCATCATGGCGGAAGCGCGAGAGCATTCTCGCAAACCTGACGAGGCGTTCTCCGCTGCCGAGGCCCTCGTGCCGAACGTACGCCGCCTGGAGCTGTTCAGCCGCCAGTCCCGCGAGGGCTGGGACACATGGGGCAACGAGTCGACCAAGTTCGATGAGGTGGCGGCATGACGGACGACACCTGGCACTGCCCTGAATGCCGCAAAGCCCACGTCTACCAGCTGGCAATCACTCAACAACAAGGAGAAGCAGCGTGAGCGACGATGAATTGCGGTCAACGATTGCGTGGGCAAACCGGTCTCTGGATTCAGTCAAAGAGCGCATGTGGGCCTACGAGGATGCCCTGAAGCTGATCGCTGAGGGGGGGTGCGAGCGCCACACGTCCGGCAGCTGCCGCGATGAGAACTCCGGCTTGTTTCGACAATCACCGTATGGGGCATTCAAGTGGTGCGATGCCTGTGTGGCAGCAGATGCGCTGGAGCGCAAGTCATGACCCGCCACACCCGCCCTTCCTGCCCCTACGACCGTTCCGGATGCCCTGAGCAGCTTTGCTTAAACTGTGAAACAGCCACCAAGACGCGCGCCTACCTCACAGCCCTAGACCACCGCGAAGCTCTCGTTCGAGGCGCTGAACGATACGACCGCAATGCGCGGATGCCAGCCACATTCAAAAACAACAAGGGGGTATATTGCTGATGAGTAGCAAGTATTCAGACGACCTTCGAGCGTTCGTGTTCCAGGAGCATGACGCTGGCAAGAAGGCCCGCCACATCTTCGAGCAAGTCATGGTCAAGTGGCCTGACTGCGGTATGCGTTCCAGTCACTCTGTCCGCATGATGATCGGCACCCGCAAGCAGTTTATGTTTAGCCAGGGGCCTCGCGCAGAGGCTGCGCCCATCACTCTTGCTGGTCCTGAATGGTCTTGGCCGGAGGAGGCAGCATGAACCTCCACGCCATCGACTTCAAGCCGCACCTCCTATTCCCGGAAGTCCACTGTGGGCGCTTCGACACCACTGACGGAATGCGGATTCACATCAGCTACGAAATGCGCGGCTCCAAGAAGGTCAACTGGCGTCTGCGCTGGGGCTGGACCGACCACATGCGCAAGTTCGGAAACTATTGCGACTGGACCTTCAGCGACAAGGTTTCGCGCGAAGACGTCTCGAAATTCATACGCACAAAGCTCCGAGACAACTGGTTTGAGGAGGCGTGCGCATGACCCATCCGCCGACTTTCGAGCCTATCGGGGACATAGCCCGACGCATTCAAGAACAACTGGACGAACACGAAAAAGCTGGGGACGACAATGACACAGACACTGCCGAACAATCTGAACGCGGAAGCAGCACTCCTCGGCGCGATCCTGTTCGACAACAATAGCTTCTACGAAGTCGCAGCAAAACTGGAAGTCGAGGACTTCTACTCGCCGCTTCATCAGGAAGTGTTCAAGATGTGCGCGCAATTCATCCGATCCGGGCGTGTAGCAGACGCTGTGACGCTGCTGGAGCCCCTGAAGGGGTCTGAAGTGCTGGACGGGCAGGGCATGTCTGCCGGGACGTTTCTGGAGTACCTGACGGACGCCACGGCGTTCGGCCCTGAAGTCCCTGACTACGCCAGCATGGTTGCTGACATGTCGGTGCGTCGCAAGCTGCTCGGCATGGCGCAGGAAGTGTCCAGCCTCGCCCAGTCCGGCAATGGCGAAGACACGCTGAACCATTGCGAGGACAGCCTGCAAGGGCTTCGGTCCCGGATGCTGGGAAATGCGCCTGTGGTATCCGCCGCGGACAGGCCGGAAGATATATTCGCAGAGTCTGACAATGCGGTTCTGATCCGCACGGGCATCACCGATCTTGACCACAGCCTGAAGGGCTTCGAGCGGGGCACGCTGTCAATCCTGGCGGGGCGTCCCGGCGTAGGGAAGTCCGCGGTTGCTGTCTGCATCGGGGCAAACATGGCTGCCGAGCAAAGCATTGGCTTTGTTTCCGCGGACATGAAGGCCATCGAACTCAAGCGCCGATTGGCTTGCTACATCAATTGGCAGAACGGCGTGTGGACGCCGCAGGTGGGGGACATGAAGTCGCCCGGCATGATGAATGCGGAAACCCGTGACAACCTCATGGCGGCTCTGGAAACGCCACAGGCGCGCAATTTCCTGCTGAATGAGCGGCACGGCCAGACAGTGGCTGAGGTCAACACCCAGATCCGGGCATGGAAGAACCATTGCGCCCGCTGGGGTATGCCGCCCCTTGGTGTCGTGTTCATTGACCATATTGCGAAAATCGCGCCGCGGCAGCGCTGGAGCAACCTCTACGAAAAGACCAGCTTTGCCTGCAACGAGTTGCTGGATGTCGCCAAACAGCACCCGGACATCGCCATCGTTGCGCTGTGCCAGCTGAACCGCGAGACCGACAAGGTAATGCGCCGGCCCAAGATGAGCGACCTGCGCGACTCCGGAAAGATAGAGGAAGACGCTACGGCGGTCATCCTGCTGCACCGCGAAGATCACATCTGGGAAGAGATCGCCAACAACGATGCCCTCCCAGATGAGGAGCGACAAGCGGCCTCCAAGGAGCTGTTGCGGTGCCGCGGCATCATTGAAGCGGGCATCGCCAAGAACCGGAACGGTGAGAAGACGACCGTCACGCTACGGCACAGCATCGGCTCCAACATCATCCGAAACAAGAACGCCAACCTACGGAGTGTATCATGAGCCAGGCTCGCTATTCCATCATTCCAACCGCGGTACTCGAAGATGATCGAGTGACTGCCCAGCAGCTTCGTATTCTGGCGACGCTTGGGTCGTTCATGGGTAAGGACAATGAAGGGTTTCCATCCCAGTCCAAGATCGCTGAACGCGCAAAATGTAGCCGCCAAACAGTCAACAAGGCGCTGCGTTGCTTGGCCGATTTTGGGTACATTCAGGTCATTGGACGGACACGCGGGGGGCTCAAGCGCGCCCTTCGATACCGAGTAATTCTCGATGTCAATTTAAGCGACATCGAGGCTGAATCCCCAATGTTTCCGGATGTCAAAAAAGGCGACATCGATGTCAAGGAAGTAGACAACGATGTAAACCCAGAGGGCGACAACGATGTAAACCCCATGGAGTTGACAGCTAAAGAAGATACCCAAGAGAAGAAGCCCACACCAAAGCGCGTGTCTCCAAAAAAGGTTTCAGAGGAAATCCTGAGCCTTCTCCCGAAAGCCAAAGCCCGGATGGCTCCACGGGACAGTCTTCCGAAGGTCGTGAAGACGATCCTCAACCAGACCGATGAACAGACGCTACTGAGCGCGGTGAAGGCCTGTTACTCCGATCCGAAGCATACCGCGGAAGATGGCCAGTATGCTCCATCGATTTATTCCTGGCTCAAGAACGGCGTTTGGAAGAACTGGGTTGGCGAGGCCAAGCAGAACTCGACCTTGACGGAAGAGGACTGGGCCGCGGCGTTCCGGATCTACGTCGAGGGGGGCGGTTGGCCGATCACGGCATTTTCGCCCGCGCCTCATGAGCCCGGCTGCACAGCCCCGGCCAAGATGCTGAGGCACGCAGCCAAACTGCTCGCAGGATCACCCGCCGAAAAAGGCATTCTGAAAAATCTGGAAATTGGAGAGGCGGCATGAGCATCTTTGCGCACTCGCACCCGAAAGGGACGATCCATGAGACAAGGGACCGCTTTGCACACGTCAGGGCGGTGGCTGAAAGCCCTATTGAGCGAGCTCTTGCTGAGGAACTGCTGGAACAGTGGCGGTTCTGCCTTATCCCGAATGACAGCTTTTACGACTGGGAGCCGAGCTCCTGTGAGGCGGCATTCGTGCTTCAGCTGAAGGTGGGCCGCTATCGGCTTGATATGGCTTTCAGGCTGATTGGCCATGACGGCAGGGAGCACCTTGTCGCTATCGAATGTGACGGAAAGAAATTTCACGAAACCCCCGAGGCCGTAGAGCGCGATTCTGCCCGCGACGCATTCTTGAAAAGTCGCGGCTGGCAGGTGTGGCGATATCCTGGGTGGTTGATCCACTATGCCGCCAGCGAAGTCGCTGACGAGATCGAGCGAGGGCTTGAATCTCTTCGCCACAGCCAAGAGCCGGACCTTGTCTTCTCCAAGAATCACATTCGCAAGCCTGCAATCATGCGGGATTACGAGATCGCATTCTACGCATACCGCGATTGCGGTGTCTGGCCAGCTCACCTCGGGGAAAACCCGGAGCAGCGCGGATGGGAGGACATCCACGACGTAATCAACGATCCAACACTACAGGAGAGAGCCGCATGACCCGCCAAGCCGCACAGGCCCCCTTGCTGAAACTGATGGAGGAAGCAGCGTGAGCAACCCGAAACCACAATTTGGAACCGACACAAGCAGAATAGGAAATCGCCTGATGGAAGCCGCGCCATGTTCTACAGGGTACAGAGACGAGCCAACCGCAATGCCCGCAAGCTGGGCTGTGATGGGGGACATGTTCCAATCGGTCCCTGAGACCACGCATATGATTCCATCGGGTTTCTATTCGTGCCAGCCGACCCAGCGAGGGCCAATGCTTCGGCGCATGAATATCGATGTGGATGACCTGATCGACCTTCCTGACCCTACCACAGACATGCTCCTGAAGGAATTTGTCACGTTCTGGCAGAAGGCTGAAAAGTATGCCGAGCGCGGCATGTCGGCCAAGCGGGGGCTTTTGCTCTGGGGGCCACCCGGTTCCGGCAAGACCAGCGCCGTTCAGAAGATGGCTACACATATGATGCGTGTCCTTGAGGGCATTGTTGTTATGGCCGGTGAGCCGGATACCACATCCACGCTTCTACATGACCTTCGGGCCATTGAGCCAAAGCGGCCACTCATCGTGGTCTACGAGGACATAGATGCACTGGTTGAGCGATATGGTGAGGCGCAATTCCTTGCGATGCTGGATGGCGAAAAACAAATCGCCAATGTTGTGAATGTTGCAACCACGAACTACCCGGAGCGATTGGATCGCCGCTTCGCGGATCGCCCCGGTCGGTTTGATCGCGTACAGTATGTTGGCATGCCGCTAGCGGCGGCCCGCCGGGCATACTTCAAGGCAAGGCTGCCTGATATTTGCGAGCAACGTCTGGAACGCTGGGTATCCAAGTCAGAGGACTGGAGCATCGCCCATCTGAGGGAGCTTGTCGTTGCCACGGAAGTTCTCGGAGACGAAGACGCAGAGACCATTGAGCGCGTCGATGGCATGCGGGATCGCCCAAACAGCGAGCAAGAGCCGGGGCGAGAGCGCTTCGGGATTGTCGCGTGACCCCCACCGAAGGAGACCCCCAATGACCCAATGGTATGCATTCAGTTGCCGGGCGGGAGGGTGTTCATGAAATACTTCCTCTCATTCCCGACCCTCATAATCGCGATGCTGCTCTATGTGGCGCTTGGCGCCGGGGGCTCGCTCGATCGCGATTTCTTCGGCTGGACCGTCCCTTCTGGTGACGTGACCACCGGCTCGGCCAGCGAGTTCATCATCCTGGTGGCCATCCCGCTGTTCGTCATCGAGACATGGAAATCAACCAGCATCGGAGCGCTTGGTCTGATTGACCACATACTCAGCATGGCGCTCGGCGTCATTGCGCTGATTGCGTACATGACCGCGCCTGCGTTTGGCACCATCACCTTCCTGATCCTGACGGCCATGCAGTTTGCGGACGTGGCCGCCGGCGTAATCGTATCCATCCGCGCAGCCCGCCGAGATTTCGGCATCGAAGCCTAGAGGAATATCCACATGGAACAAAAAGACCTGAACCATTACGCCCGAGAACTGGGCCTGAAGAAAGTCGCAGAAGATGCGGCGTTCAAGACGCTGGAGGTGTCAAAGGCTGCGGCTGATGATGCCCGAGACGCCCGCATTCGCGCCGAGGAGGAGCTGGACATGGCCACGGCTCGCGTGAAGGACGGCCTGCCAGCCGATCTGGATGTGAACCCAACAGACGACGCAGCCGAGATCGAAGCCATCCTGAATGACGATGAGCCGTTTGAGGGCATTGCTGCGGAAGCAGAGGCGCAGCACTCAAATCCGTTCTTGTCCAATTTTACCGACGCCTGACGTCCCCTGGCGTTCGGTAAACCCCCAGCCAGCAGACCGCCCCCGCTGGCTGGGGACCTTCACGGGGCTGGGAGTGGGAAGATGACAGTAATTCAGATGGCCGTAGCGGCTGACGCGATCCTGAAGCAGATATGCGAGTCTGCCGGGCTTCACCCCGAGGATCTGAAAGGGCGCTCACAAGAGCCGACCGTTCAATACTGGCGCCGTCGCGCCTATCTCGAAATCATCGAACGCAAGAACTGGTCAGCCCGGCGCACTGCGCACTTCATGGGCAAGCGCAACCACATGCAGGTGACCCGTGCCCTTCCGCTGGCAAGGCGGGAGCGGGACAATGAGCGCAAGGCCCGCACTGATCCGCAATTCATCCATGAGCTGGAGGCGCAAATCCGGCGCTTGTCTGGAACAAACCTCGCTCTCGAAGTCCAGCATTCACTGAACATACCACTCTGGCAGGCTATATTCCTGAGTATTCTGATGGAGACCTATCCGCGTGTTTGCGCCGTATCCGATGCCTGTGAACTCTATGACGAAGCCAGTGAGCGCCTGTCCTATGGCACAAGCGGCGGCGTCAGCGATGACCAGGCCCGTTTGTTTTCCTCTCGCATCAACCGGCACTTCCCCTCGATCGGTCTCCCCAAGCCTGTCATCCTCGCCAATCGCGCGCTTGTCCTGTCGGATGATATTGCGCCGTGGCTTCACAACAAGTTTGGCAAGCCCGTCTCCCTGCCATCTGCACAAAGGATGACCGGATAATGAAACACTCCCGCCTCCTCCTTTCTCGCGACCATGCCGGGTCGGTTGAGCAAATGGGTGTCCTGCCATCCTCCGAAGGTCAAATCCGTAGGGGCGCGGAGCATCGGTGCATATGGACGGTCAAGGACACCAACCCGGCAATTTTCACGAGGTTCCCATGCTCCACCTGAACAACCTCCCCACTGAGCCCCACCCGGAAATCATCAACCGCACGGTCTCTGCCTGCCATCCTCCGCTCGGCTCCCATAACCGTGTTGTCGAGCGCTTCGGCAATTTCGTGAGGGACTACATCCGCGACCTCTACCACCGCGCCTTCATCCAGATCCGAGACATCGACCTTGAAGCCGCAACCTATGAGCACGCAGAGAGCGATACCTCTGACCCGCCATTCCCGAACGGTTATCCCGTCATCGCTATAAGCTTCAACCACTGCACCGTCGCCGTTGTCGGGCTCACCTTCAACGGAAATCAGTGCGCCATGAAGCGCGCCCGCACCAAAGGCTCAAAACTGCTGATAGGGGAGCTGAATTGATCATCCCTCATATCCTCACTGCATTCGCATTCAACCAGGCCCTTACCATACTGGCCCTGCCGATCGTCGCTGTTCTTGCCGCAAGGAGTAGATGGGATGGCTGAACCTCAGTTCTCCCCCCTCTGGGCAATCATCGGACCCAAGGGCGAAATCTTCCTCGACACGATAGCCGGAAGACGAAAGGACGCCATTGGCCTGCACGTCACACGAGACAACAGGACAGAGTTCAATCCGCCCCTCGATGAACTCAAGAAGCTATGGACCCCCGAACAGCAACGCGGATGCTCCGCACGCAAGATACAGTTGAAGGTGCTGTGATGGCTGACATACTCAAAGCGCTCGATGAAGCGGACATTCCTGCTGAAGACCGCTTCGGCACAGTCCGCGTCACCCCGAAGGTCTATAACAGCCTTGCCGAACTCATGGGATGGCCAAAGGTCCGCAGACACTATCGAGACGAACTCAAGGACTACATGGAGGCAAAGCGTGGCTGACCTCTCAGACCAGCACAAGAAATTCGGCCGCCTGATTGTCGTAGACGGCATGAACCAGGGCGACGCCTACATTGCTGCTGGCTACAAGGCGAAGGATGCGGCAGTTGCGGGCGCAGCAGCAACGCGCCTGTTAAAGAATGTTAAGCTGCAGCGATACATGGACGATCTTCGCACCGAAGTGCGCAAGGAAGCCGTTCTCGACGCCGCACACTTCGCCAAAAGACTTGAGCGTATCGCGGCAGCCGCAGAAAAAACGCTCTTCTACGAGCCTCCTGAGGGCGATGAGGGGCAAGAGGGCTCTGGTGTCATCTCCGTTACGCCAAAAGAGGCGGCGGAAATCGCCCGTTCTTGTTCGATGGACGCGGCCAGACTTCTTGGTGAACTGGTCCAGAAGTCAGAAACGACGGTCATCACCCACGAGGAACGCCTCGCCGCTGCACGGGAGAGGGTGAATGCCGCTCGACAGCGCCCAACAATTAACTGACGACGAGTATGACGCCATCCTGATGGATGATGAGCTGTACTTCGAGTCGTGCCTCATGATCCGGACGAAAAGCGATGGGCTTCAGCCGCTCAAGCTCAACTCGTCCCAACGGTATGCGCATGAGCGTATCGAGGAGCAGCTTCGGGAGACGGGGCGTGTTCGCTGTCTGGTCCTGAAGGGGCGTCAGCAGGGCATCTCTACATATGTCGGTGGGCGCTACTACCGGAAGGTGTCAACATCCAACGGTGTGCTGGCCTACATCGTGACCCATGAGGACGCGGCAACTCAGAACCTTTTCGGCATGACTCGCCGCTATCACGAGAACAACCTGCCCGACTTCAAGCCGGAAACCGGCATCGCAAACGCGAACGAGCTGAAGTTCTCCAAACTGGACAGCGGGTACAAGATCGCCACAGCAGGCGCACGCACGGCTGGCCGATCGTCCACGATCCAGTTTCTTCATGCATCCGAGTTCGATTTCTGGCCAGATTCCAGCGCGGCTGAGGTGTGGAAAGGTCTGGCCGAGGCTGTACCTGATGAGGATGGCACGGAAGTCATCATTGAAAGCACTGCCGACAAACCAGGCGGGCGCTTTCATCGGGCGTGGAAGGCAGCCAAGCGCGGTGAATCGGGCTACATGGCGTTGTTCATCCCGTGGTTCCTGCATGAGGAATACCGCAAGGAACCGACCAAAGGCTGGGTTCCTCCGCTATCCTTCGAGGAATACATGGTCCTGCATGGTCTCGACATGGATCAGATCTATTGGGCGTGGGACAAGAACCGCGCAATGGCCATGCTGGAAGGGCTTGGGTCCGATGAGTTCTGTCTTGGCTTCAAGCGAGAATATCCAGCCACCGACGATGAGGCATTCGAGGAGGCAGGTGATGAGCTAACGCGCGCTATCCCAATGGCGTGGATCAAGGCTGCGCAGGCCCGATGGATCGCGAACCGGAGTGTGCCCAAGGGTCCGATGACTGGCCTGGGGGTTGATGTTGCGCAGGGCGGGCCAGATAAAACGGTCGCTACACCGTGCCACGGCATTCGTCTGGAGTATCCTGTTGAGCTTCCCGGCTCCTTGACGACTGACGGTCCGTCTGTCGCAGGCATGGTTGTTTCTGTGGTGCGCGACAATGCAACAATTGGCATTGATCTTGGTGGCGGCTGGGGCGGTGATGCGCACACCCACCTCAAGAAGCATCTCGATATGCCTGTTGCCGGCATCAACCCTGCTGCTGGGGCGCCGGGCAAGTCCAAGCATGGTGGGTATGAGTTCAAGAACATGCGGGCCTATCTCTTCTGGCATTTCCGCGAGTCCCTGAACCCGATCACGGGCGACAATATGGAAATACCGCCCGATGATGAATTGGCGGAAGACCTTGCCGCTGCGACTTTCGAGATTACCCGGCAAGGCGTCCTGATCGAGAAGAAGGAGGATATCAAGAAGCGTCTCGGCAGATCTCCGGACAAGGGCGATTCAGCACTGCTCGCATGGTACGCGGCAGAGCCGTCAGTTCGCCAGCGGGTACGCGATGAGCAGAAGAAGGCGGGGCATTCACCCCCGGTATCTCTCCCGGCCCGTAAGGTGAATGGCAGGAGGTAACCTGCCCCATGTCGTTCATGAAGCCCAAGGTGGTCGCATCGCCACCGCCCCCACCACCACCGCCCCCTACGCCGATTCCTGACGAGACGGACCCTGATGTGCGGGAGGCAGAAATCGAACTGCTGCGCAAGAACAAGAAGAAAAAGGGCCGGTCATCCACATTGCTGGATGGCGCGCTTGGCTCTGGTGATTACGGGCCTGTGCAGGCACAGAAGGCGACGGTGCTTGGATGAGCAGGTATTTCACGAAATCCGCAGTGATTGTCACGCCCGACCCGAGCGACTCCGGCCGCCCGATGGATGTCTATGACGATACTCGATCCATGACGGTGCATGAGGATGAACTGGAAACATGGACCGGCCTGCTGGATGCAAAGGGGCGGGAAATCCACCGCTCTGAGCGTGTCGCAATCGGATTCAGGCTGGACAAGGCGTAATGGCATATACCGCGACAGTCGACGCGCCAAACGAGGAGCGCCCGGTTTCCATATCGGGCCTCAAGGCGCGTGTGGACGCATCCAAGAAGCAGCATGAGCGCGCCTTCGGACGGCAGAAGATATACCTCAATCTCTGGCAGACCCAGGCTGAACTGTTCTATCCCGAGCGCGCTGACTTCATTTCCAACTTCTCCGACGCACAAGAGCGCTATGAAGGCGTGCATTCGTCTGTTCCGTCGATGATGCGCCGTGACATGGCCCGCAATCTCGGTGCAATGGTTCGCCCCCGTGGCAAGGACTGGTTCCGATTGACCGGCGGCATGGGCTCCAAGCTGGACCATGAAAGCAAGACATGGTGCGAGGATGCCACCCAGACGCAGCGCAAGATCCTCTATGAGCGCAAGGCCCGGTTCACGTCTGCAATGGCTGAATCCGATGATGACTATGTGACCTTTGGCAACGCGGTCATCGTGCACGGCCAGCGCGCTGATGCGTCCGGCCTGATGTTCCACTGTATGCACCTGCGAGACAGCGCATGGAGCCGCAATGCCGATGGTGAGATCGATGTCCTGCACCTGAAGCGCAAATGGACGCTTCGCCAGGTTGTCGCCAAGTTCGGCAAGGACGCGCTGCCCAAGGAGTGGCTGGACCTCTGGAACCAGGACAAGTACGAAGAAGAGGTGATGCTGCACACCAGCGTTCGCCCTGTCGATGACGCCAGCTACACCGCTAATGAGCGCCTGCCCAAGTTCGCAACATTCTGCCAGCTCTGGTGGGCGGCGGATTGCTCCAAGGACTATGAGTTGGGCGAGAGTTTCCTGTATTCCAAGCCGTTCCTTGTCCGCGAATGGATGAGCGTTTCAGGCGAACAATATGCCCGCTCACCCTGCACATCTGTTGCGCTGGCTGATGGCCGTACGCTCAATGTGGCAGAGGAAGCCCTGCTGACCTCGATCGAGGATGCTGTCCGTCCGGCCAAGTACACGCGCCCTGGTGTCATCCAGTCTGAACTGGACCTTCGGGCGAACACGGTTGTCTACATCGATGACGAATATGATGAGCGCATGGGCGCTCCGATCGGCATGGTTCCACAAGGCGACCCGCGTTATGCGATGGACTTCACCGAACGCATGGCCGAGCGGCTGGGGATGGAGTTTTTCCAGAACATCCTGAAGCTGCCGGAACAGGGCGACATGACCGCCTATGAGGTGGCTGAGCGGATCGAGATCTATGTCCGGGAAGCTGCGCCGTTGTTCGAGCCGATGGAGGCAGAGAATGCCGACCTGATGGATTCGGTATTCGAGCGGGCCATGATGAAGGGCGCTTTCGGGCGTATCCTGCCAAGCGGCATGATCGAGGGCCTGCCTGAAGGACTGAAAGGCAAGGATACCGAGTTCGAGTTCGAGACGCCTTTGTCGGAGGCCCTGCGAAAGCAACGTGCCATGCAGTATGATGCGGCTCTGGGCACGATCGGCAACCTGATAGCGCTCCAGCATCCGAAGGCGATGGCGGCTGTGGACAATTTCGACCTCGACAAGATGACCCGCGAGGGCGTTGAGGGCAAGATGCCGGTCGGCTGGCTGAAGTCTGAAGAGGATCGTGACAAGGAACGCGCAGCAAACCAGCAAGCCATGCAGCAGGCACAAGCCAAGGAAGAGGCGATGGCCACGGCAGAGATCGCATCGAAGGCCAATCCTGAGAATGTGAAGATGGCTGCCCGCGCAATGGATGGAGAGACCATTGCCTGATGATCGCAAGGTCGCGCGGATCGACGAAATCCCCAAGCTGGATGAGCGTGCACAGCTGGCTGTGAAGGCCTTCCTCCGAAAGCAGGCGGATTCTGCACAGCAAGGCATCGTGGCCAATGTCATCCTCGGATACCTGAGCGGCATGACGACAGCGCAAAAGGCAGACCTCACCGAGCGCGAAGCAGGGTTCCTGAGCGGGCGCCAATGGGTGGGCCTTGCCCTTGCGGATATTGGGAAACTGAGCCTGTACCAGGTCGAAGTCGATGAGGGCTAGGGCGGTACACTCTGGATATACAGGGCCTGCGTAGAGTGACACTCAGAGAGCAAGAAGAGGCCCTGAATGTCTTTAGAAGCACCCGTCGTTGATCCAGCCGCTGACCCAGCCCCAGCCGCACCTGTGGCCGATCCGGTAACGCCAGCCCCTGTTGCTGCTGACCCTGCGGCACCGCCTGCCGATCCAGCTGCGCCAGCTGATCCCGCTCCGGTCGAAGACTGGCGCAAGCCGTTTGCAACAGATGCTGACGGCAATGTTGACGAGAAACAGCTCGCAGAACTGAACCGCCTGTTCGCAGCCCCTTCCGATTTTGCCAAAACGTTCCGCGACAACCAGACCGCCCTGCGCAACAAGCAGGAAGGCATGGTCAAGCTGCCCGGCGCTGATGCGACCGAGGAAGACCTTGCGGCTTTCAACAAATCCCTTGGCGTCCCTGAGAAGCCGGACGGCTACAAGAACCTGATTGCCCCGCCTGAAGGGCTGGAGCTGGGTGAGGCTGACAAGCAATTTCTCGACGGGCTGACCGCCAAGCTGCACGAGAAGGGCGGATTCCTCGCCACAGAGGAAGGCCAGAACGCGGCCCGTCAATTCTACTATGACATGTACGAGGAGCAGGCGGCCCAGATGGCTGCTGCTGCGGTCCTCACCAAGCAGACCACAGAGAAGAACCTCAAGGCCGATTGGGGCGCAGAGTTCAAGATCAACAACGCTTATGCGAAAGAGGCAATCCGGGCACATGCGCCTGTCGAGAGCGCCCGCGAATTGCTGGACATCCCGCTCGCTGACGGCAGCAAGCTGGGCGACCAGGAAGTGTTTGTCCGGTTCTGCGCCAATGCTGGCCGAGCCACGACTGAGGACACTGGATTTCTGCAGGACATCATCAGTGGCGAGAGCCTTTCGGTCAGCGCTGCTGAGGACCGACTCAAAACCCTACAAGCCTATCGCGACACAGATCCGAAGAAGTACGCGGAAGTGTCAGCGCCCGGCGGGGAAATCCAGCGCCTCAAGGCGCAGATTGAACGATCTTCCGGGCGGTAACGCTCGGTTCGGCCAGACTGCTGCTCTGATGGCGATGGGCAGTTAGCGAGGCCAGCGGCTTATCCGGTTTCCCGGACCCGCGCTCAAACATGGATGTCCTGTGGACCCCGGCAGCGGGCCTATCCGCAGGAACTCCGACATCGCCTCCCAACCACCCCAAACATGGGAACGATGAATCATGTCTGTAAATACGGTTTCTGCGCTTGAGCGCAGTATGTACAACGACGAGTTCCGTACCGACTTCGAGCGCGAGAAATCCCTGCTCATGAAGGCGGTTCGGTCTGATGGCCTGATGAAGGCCGGCACAATCTACTGGGATGTCACGGGCCTGACCGATGAATCGGCAGAACGTGGCCGTGATGGCTCCATTCCAGTGTCGAACCTCGCTGATAGCCAGGTTTCCGATACGCCGAAAGAGTTCTTCAAGAAGTATCGTATCGATGATTTCGATGCCTTCAAGACGAACCCGAACTACCGCGCACAGCAGTACCGCAAGGTCATTGCTGCGAGCTACCGCAAGATCGACAATCGGATCATCTCGATTCTCGACACGTCCACCAATGTGCAGAACTCCGGTTCTGCTATCGACTTCGGCGCCTTTGGCCCGCTGTTGACGTGGACTGCCGCACTCTGGTCGAACGACGTGCCGAATGATGGTCGCGTCTGGGCCGCTGTCACGCCGAATGCGCTCGCTCAGATGATGACCATCAGCGAGTTCAAGAATGCCGACTTCGTGAACACGAAGAAGGTTGAGGCTGGCTCCAACGGCTACGGAGAGAACGGTTACTGGAACTGGCTGGGCGTGAAATGGTTCATGCACACTGGCCTGACCGGTATCGGCACATCCACGGCTGATTGCTGGATGTGGCACGAAGATGCGGTTGCGCATCAGGTTGCCGGTGAGCCTGAAGTCCACATGTACTATTACGAGCCAGAAGATCGCTGGGAAGTCTGGGGCAAAGTCCGCTCCGCCCGTGCGCTCCCGCTGCCTCGTGGTGTGCAGGGCGCTGTTCACGACGATACCGCAACCATCGCATAAGGGATTTGAAACATGGCTTATAATTCTGACTATCTGACTCTCGCCGTGCCAAAGCTCGGCCCGCTGGGCACCAATATCTGGGTGTACCACGGGATTGATGCGACGGGCACGGTCGACACGGCAGGTCACTTCACGGACGGTGCTGCGCGCGGCATGGAGCCGGGCGATCTGGTCTTTGCGGTTGTCTGGACCACGGCTGTTCCGACCACGACTGCTGCGAAGCTTGCTGCTGCTCCGGCAGATGCCAGCCTCTACGTTGTGATCGATGTGGACGGCGATGCGGCGACTGTCTCGACCGAGACGGCGCTCTCTGTGGCCGCTACGGCCTAAGAGGGGTTCACCCGCTATCTACAGGGAAGGGGCTAGTGTTCTCGCAACGCTGGCCCCTTTGCCTATGGAGCAAACATGACTGCATATCTCGAAAGCAAGAACCTTCACGTCGAATACACGGGCGCGCACCGCAGCACCTACCTCGCGCGCATCCCACAAGATCACACGGCCGATGATGTCCTGGCGCCTGAGTATTTCGGCAAGCTGATGGCATCCAAGACGCTGACAGCAGGCGACCGGATCCTGATCGAGTGGCAGGACTTCTCCAAGTTTGGCGAGCTGGTTGTGCTGGGACAGGTCAACTCCATCAACCACCTGATCACGTCCGCCATTGTGCCGATCAAGGAGCGCGCTGCTCCGAACATCCCGGCCAAGTGGGAAATCAAATGGATCGGCGGGG